ACAACGCTTGCGCAGTTAAAAGCTGAACTAGGGACGGACTACACGAACGGGGCTTTTGCAGATTTTGCAGCCAGAACAATTAACGGCTACCCGTATTACGTTAGTTCAAATGTAGGAAACAGCGCATCAAGCGCACCAGCCCAGGCAGCTTTGTTCGGGGACTTTTCGGACGTACATTTAGCGACTTTTGGCGGGCTTGATATTATAAGCGATAGATACACCGACGCGCACAAAGGTTTGTCTAGATTAGTTGTTGTTTCATTAAACGACGGGGTGGCAGCTCATACAACAGCTACCAAAACTTCTCTAGTAAAAGCAGAAAAAGCGGCGTAATTTTTTAACAGGAGGCGAGCTTCGGTTCGCTTCCTTTTTATCTTTTTAACATGGCACAACAAAACCAAGTTTTTGAATATTCAGGAACTGAACTAATAACAAGGGACGAAGCAAAAAGATATTTGCGGGTTGAGTTTTCAGACGACGACGACTATATCGACGAGCTGATAAAAATTGCCAGGCTTCAAATTTTAAGAGATACAAATCAACCAGTAGTACAAACCCAAATCAAAGAATTTTTTACAACTTGGCCTAGTGGTAATTTGTGCCGCTTGTCATACTCAGGAAAAACAAGCTCGCACACCGTGGTTTATTCAGATCCTGACAACGTGAAAATTACAATGACCGAGGGGACAGACTACCGAATAACTACAAACGCGGGCTTGCCAGTTGTACAATTTTACAACACTTACAACACCGCAGACCGACAAGACGCGTTGACGATAGATTACAAAGTAGAACCAGACAACCCCGACACGGTCCGCACACTTAAGGTGGCCATGTTCATGTTAATTCAGCACTTCTACGACAACCGAAGTCCCGTAAGTTTTTTAAAGGTGGACGAATTGCCGCTCGGTTATAAATATTTGGTTAATCAATTTAAAAATTATAAGTGGTGAACCCTGGGGAGTTTAGACATAGAACAACAATAAACGTAAAAGCGGAAGCCCAGCAAACGGACTTCGGGGACTTTAAAGAAACAAGCTCGACGAACTACACAAGGTTTGCAAAAGTCAAGTGGCTACCAGGCGCAGAAAAAGAAGAAGCGGAAGTCGTAAGCATGGAGAGAAATATTGAATTTATTTACAGGCTTGAAAGCATCAGCGAAGAACTAGAAAGAATTGACACAATAACATACAACCACGGCGGGCAAGATCTGGTCTTTTATATTTCAGGCGTGCAATTTACAGGACACGCGAACGGGCAATATGTAAAAATAAAAGCGCGCACCCTTACAAACTAATGCGACCACTTTTTGAAATAACAGGCGACAAAGAACTAGACCGCAAGTTAAAAGATCTAGGCCAAAATGCTTTGAAAGATAGCCAGATAAAATCAGCACTCCGAAAACTTGCTGGCCCAGTTATTGAAACAATGAAACAAAACGTGAAGAACCCAATCACGGGGCAGTTGCAAAAATCAATGGGAATAATTAAAAACATAAGAAGCAAAAAAGGCCGCCCATTTATTTTAGTTGGTCCGCGGTATTATTTAAAAAGTATAAAGCACCCCGTTGATATTGTCGAGATAGGTTCGCAACTTTTCGACGTGGAATTCGAGGGACAAAAATTTGTAAAGAGAACATACGAACAACACAAAACAAAATTAATAAGCCAGCTCAGACAAGAGCTTCTAAATTTATTAGATAAAAAACTTAAAAAACTATGAGCGCAACCGAGGGCTTCAAAATTGGAAAAATTATTTTTGACATTTTAAAAAATAACGTTGGCGTGCAATCTAAACTAGGGGGGGCTTCAAATATTACAAGAATTCAGCCCGCACCATTGAAACAAGAAAGCATAGCAGACACTGCGGTAATTTATGAAATAAACGCGGTCAATCCCGTGAACATAAAACGCTATTTGTACAGATCAGAAACAGCCCCGCTTTTCGTTGTCGACTTCAGTCTTGAGATAATTTCAAAAGATTACAGCGACGGAATTTTGCTGGCTGATGCTTGCGCGATAGCATTACAGGAAGCCACGGACGGAACTTACAATTCGGTAAAATGCGATGGGATAACACTTCAAAGCATGAGCGAAGACTACAACAAAGCCCGCAGATATTATTCGAAAGATTTGTCCTTTCAAGCGCGGGTGCTTCTATAAAATAAAAATTTTAATTAAATTAGCAACAATAAAAACAAACAAACAAAATGGCAACAGGACTACTTAACGGCACCGACTTACTTTTAAAAGTTGGCGACACAGCAACCGAAGATCCGATAGCGTACGCTACTTCTTGTTCTTTGGAAATCTCAATGGACGAAATCGACCAAACAAATAAAGACTCCAGCGGCTGGAAGGAAATTTTGGGCGGCACGCGTTCTTGGTCAGTATCGGCGGACGTACTTTATCAAAACGAAGTGGAAGCTTCAAAATATACATTCACCGACTTTTGGGACCACCTTGGCGGGACGAATGAAAGAACCAAACTATACGTAGAACTTACGGTGGCGGGGTCTTCAACTGGAAACAAATATTATCACGGCCAGGGCTATATCACTTCGCTAAGTGTAAACGGCGGAACAGAAGATCAGGCGACATATTCGGTAACAATAACAGGCTCGGGAGTTTTAACAGAAGACACGGTATCGTAGTTTATGTTGCTTAACGGCTCAGACTTGAAAGTGTACGTAAAGCGAAACCCGCTCGGCTATATTCCCGTGGCGTTTTCTACTTCTTGCGAAATAGAAACAGAAGCCGAAGAAATAGACCGAACGAATAAAGACTCCGAAGCCTGGGCTGATAAATTCTTAGGCTCTAAAAGTTTTACGCTTACTTGTGATTCTCTTTACGAGAATTTCAAGTTCGGCGGCTTCATGGACATGTTCGCAAATCTGGACCAAGCGCTAGAAGTTTTTTTTCAGTTTAAAAAAAGCAGCGGTTCGGGTTCTTATTATTACGGGGACGGGATTATTGTTTCCCTGGTATTAAAAGGCGAAAACGAAGTAGGGGCAGAATATAGAATGGTGCTCGCCGCAAGCGGTGGAGTAGTTGAGGGCGACACATAAAAAAACAAACTAACAATGAAAGCAAAACCAATTTTTATAGACGGCAAGGACTACCCCGTAAAATACGGGTTTGCAGCTTTGCGAATTTTCAGCGAAGCCACTGGCACAACGCTTAACGATCTAGCCAAACTTGGCGACAATATTTCAATCACACAAGCGCTCGCTTTAGTTTGGGCGGGACTGAAAGACGGCGCAAGGGCAATGGGTACAGATTTTGAATTGTCAATAGACGACGTGGCCGACTTATTAGACAACGACCAAGAAGCGATGGAAAAAGTTCTGGGAGTTTTTCAGGATAGCTTGGCCAAACCAGAAAAAGGAAAGAGAAAAAAAAAGGCGATGAAGTAGAAAGAGAACAAGCGAAAACTTTTGACGACCTGGAAGAAATTGGCCTGGGTTGGCTGGGGTTGTCCCCTTGTGAACTTTACGACTTAACGCCGCGGGAATTTCAAAACAAGCTCGCTGGCTTTGAACAATTACAAACAAGAAACGAGCGGGCCGACTGGGAAAAATTCCGAATGCTTGCGACAACTTTAATCACGCCGCACACAAAAAAAGGAAAAGGAATAAGACCAGAAATTTTGTGGCCTTTTGACTGGGACAAAAAACAAGAACAAAAAGCAATGACAAAAGAGCGGCTAGAATATTTGAGCGAACGAAGCAAGCTAATGAAACGAAAAAACAATGGCTAGACAAGTAAGCATAAAGCTCGGCGCGAATATTACGGACTTCCAAAGTAAAATGGTTAAGGTCCAGAAAAGCTTTAAACGTACCGCGGCAAATTTGAAAAAAACAGGAAAGGCAATGACAATGAGCCTGACCGCACCTTTGGTTGGTTTTGCCGCCGCAAGTATAAAAGCATTCGACACCCAAGCAAAAGCAGAAGCCAAACTTCGGACCAGTTTAAAAGGAAACGAAGCAGCCTTTAAAAGTTTAACGGCCCAAGCTCAGGAACTGCAAAAAGTTACAATTTTTGGGGACGAAGAAACCATGGCGGCGCAGTCTATGTTAGCTTCAATGGGTCT